TTAGATGAGATTTTAACACTTGTACCTTGAATTCCTTGATTTCCTTTAAAAGCAATAGAATAAGAAAATACTTTGTTAATAGTTACTTCATTTACCGTTCCCTCATTAACAGTTACTGGTATAGTGAAACTACCTGTTTTTGTTAATGCACTGGTTGCAGTAATTGTGATAGTAGGCATTGGAGTCTTTCCATCACTAACAGCACTAATACCTGTTGGGCATGTAATTGTACCTATTTTAGCGGGTACTGTTTCAGAACCTTGCAAAGCCATTACTTGTGTGCTTGTTGTTTGAGTTCCATTAACAGCAGTAGTAGTTCCTAAAAATGTATAGTTATCATTTGTCAATACAACGGTATACCCATCCGTCATATCTAATAAATCTACTTGATTACTTGCTTTGATTGCCATATTCTTTTATTCCTCCAAGTTTAATTCACAGTTGAAAACTGCTTTCTTATTTATATCTCTTGGACTTATAGTAAATATAAATCCTTTGTCATTTAATCTTGAATCATCAAGCTCTATAGGTGAAAATTCCTTTTCTCCTAGTTTTTTTACGCTCCATTGTAAATAAGCGCTTTTACCAAATCTTTTTTCTAATTGTTCAGCCGATTCAATTCTTTCGGCTCCAATATAAATATAAACAGTCAATATAGTTGCAATATCACTGTTTTTAAATGTATTTCCATTTGATGATTCAATATATAGAGTTATTGCATCATCACCTTTAGGACCATCTTTCCCATCTCTTACATTAATGATAGTAATCTCACAAGTTGCTTTTATTTGTTCATCTTTAAATGCTTCAAATTTATAAACTGCTTTTTCTATGAAATCAGTTGCAATAACTGAAACACTTTTTTGCTCTAAGATCTTATTTCCGTTTTTATACCAAAAAACAGTAAGAGATTCGGTTATATCAACCCCATTTTCTCTTATTAAAGCTGTTAAAACAGTACTGTCTGTATCGTTTTTAAAAACACTTCCATTCGAAGTAATAATTGATGCATCATACATTTTATTTGCATTTATCAATAATTTCATTTCATCAATCAAACTTTCATTGATTTGTGATTGTAACTCTTCGAAATTGTCAAAAGTAGTCTTACAGTTATCTCTATTTGTAAATGATATTGACTGTTCAGTAATTCTAGCTTCTAAATATAACGTTGGAGCGTATTCACTGTCTTCAATAATGAATGTATCTCCTATTTCGGCATCAATATAACCGTCAACGGTATATGATACTTGTGGAATACAATTCTTTTTTAATTGAGCCAACGCTTGACCATATAATGTTTCTGGATTGTCTGTATCATAACTCCAAACTTTGCAGATGTATCGGCCATTGATATCAGCCATTAAAGTTGATGGGAATCTATCTCTTGCTTGAGGTGCCAAAATTTCAATAGTCCCTTTTGGGCTTGAATACTCAAGATTCCCATCATCGTCATATTCTTTTTTATCAAGATTCAATAAAGTTAAGCCATCAGTTCCGGTTGGTCTTATGGCTGTATATAATTCAGTGATATCACTTTTCTTCGATATTCCTGTTATTTCTTTTCCATAGCGGATATTTCCCTGACCTCTCTTGTCATTTCCGAGGCCTTGATGCTTGCTATCGTGTTCTCGGTAAATATTCATAACAATCCTTTTTAAGGAATAATTTCTATCAAGTTCAGTAATGAACTCTAATTCAGCATCAAAGACATTTGCTAAAGAAAACAATCTAGCAAGAATCGTATCAGTTCCTTCCCATTCATGGGTGATACGTTTATCAGAAACTTCATTTACTCCTATCACAAAAGGCTTTTCAAAATTAAAAGCATTTATATATTGTTCAAAAGACATTGCTCCTGTTGCTTTGTATGGTCCTGTCTCTTCATTCGTTAATTCCAAAGAGAGACCATAGGCAGTTACTGTTGTATATACTTCATCACGATCAACATTAACAATATTCAAGTAATATCCTTTATCTTTGTAAATGAACGATATTTTGTTTCCGACAGTCAGATATTGAGCATCTTCATAGTCGGTAAATGTTTTAAAACTGTAAGTATACGCTCCGCCTTTTAAATACGTGTGTAGCTCATCGTTCCAATAATGCATTGCTTTTGTAATTGAATTATCTAAAAAAGTGCATACTTCATCATATGCACTTAAAACCGCTATTCTAATGCAATTCATTATAACCATACCTCTCTAATCCTAACTTTTACACTTGGGAGTGTTTTAGTCCATGTGCTAACATGAAATTTTATTTTCATTTCACCTGGAGGTGCTTTAAAATAGGTTGTTCCTAAAACTTCTTCACTTTGTTTTTGCATACCGTTAACAAAAAAATGTGAAGTTTCTCCATCAATTGTTAGAATTGACCCTTCAGGATATCTATTTGGAACATCTTTCCATTTGTCTACATACATTTTTTGAAAATAGAAATTATTAAATCCATAATATGACATTTGACTGTGATTATCATATTCTTTTATTGCTATTTGAACTTTTGCACACTTCATATCTTTGATTTCAGGGATATTGTATTTAGGATAGCTACCCCAGTAATAAAATTGAAGCTCAGAACCTATCTTTCTAATATCACAATGTCCCCAATCCCAATACCAAGGATTTTCAGTATGAAGATGGGAAGTTGTATAAGTGTACGTTCTAAGAACTTTGGCTGCAGGATTAGATTTCGACGTTGCTTTTGGATCGTAGCACATCAATTCATAATACCCTGTGTTGTCATTTTTCCCTGACTTATACCAATTTACACCGCAAATAAACTTATCATCTTCCGTTAAAAATGAAATGCTCATTTCTCCAGTTTGTCCCCAAGCTCCAGCATAAAAAATCAGATGAAAATAAGAGTAGAAATTTACTGCTCCTTTATCCCCATTAGAATCAACGGGCAATATTAAGGTCCTTAATCCTCCGCCAGCTGTATTGTATGGTCTTCCTGCATTTGTCATTCTCAAAAAAGTGTGGCCAAACCATGTTGAAGTGCCTAATGATCCCTTTGTTCCATAGATTGGGTGCATCGCATCATATCCACCTACATCATCAGATAATTTTATGAAATCGTCTAGCCATACGAGAGTTTCATTTTGTTGATAGTCTTCTCCGTCAGCTTCTTCTATTTTTCCAAATTCCATTGTTCCTTTTTCAGAAGTAATTCCTAAATATCCACTTTCAGCATTATTTGTTATCTCGTAATCAATGATTGCATCTTCAGTACCATTATTAATAATATTAGCTACTAGACTTCCATCTTCGATAACTCCTTCGAATTCTTTTAAAGATGTGGAATATTTACGAGGATCTGCACAATAAATATCAAACTCACCAATAACGCTATTTTTCCCGGGTTCGATATCTGTATTTCCTTCTTTTGTTCCAATAAAGTATTTATCAGGTTCGTCATTAAAAATAACTTTAACTTGTTCCGCACTTAAAATTTGATTCATTCTATTAAACGCTTCTCTAAATTTTCTATCAGTATCACATATCAATTGAAACTTTACTGTGATTGTACGAGATGGATATGTCTTATATTGATATTTAGAACCACTAATCCCATCAACAGAGGAACTTTTAATAGAAGCGGACATTAATTCACGTCCGCTCACATTTAATGTTCTATACCCTTCTATTTCATTTTCAAGATAAACTCCGTTATATGACATTGCTTCAGCAGGTAGAAACGATTCAATATCATCATCTACATCTATGAATTTATAAGACATTATTTATCACCTCTCAATTTCTTTAAGAATTTTTCATCTTTCTTAGTGTTCTCTTGATCGTATTTATAAGTAGCTTTGCTGATTTCTTTTCCGTCCATTTCGTTTGTAATATTGAAATAGTATTCATTCTTGTCAGCATCTCCTCCATTACTGTTGATATAGTTATCGTTGTAATCTACATAATGATCCACGGTTATTGCTCCCATTTCTCCCGCAAATGAATATTGCATACCGAGATTACTAATATCACTTACATAAGAAGATACTGTATCAAACATCATTTTAGCTTGATTTGCAATCAACCTAGCTTTACCTTTAATACCTTTAGCAACTCCTGTATCAAGCATTCTACCTACCCAAGAACCCCAACGAGATGGCGAATGAATACCAAAGAAACCAAGAACTTTATCTTTGAAACCACCTAAAACACCTTTAGCTGCATTCCATAACTGACCAGCAGCACTTGAAATACCTTTGGCTATTCCTTTGATAATATTGATACCGACTTCTAACCAGTTTGTATCCTTGAAAGTTGAAATAATTTTCTTAGCAACCTTAGCCACACCTGAAACAACATGAGGTATTGCCGAAATTAACCCTGAAGCCAATTTCAAGATGATTTGAACACCTGCAGTCATGATTTGAGGGAGATTTGTAATAATTGCGCTTAAAATCGCTCCTATCAACTCAACTGTAGCATTGATTATTTGCGGTAAATTATTGATTAAACCATCAACTAATGTATTGATGATTTCTACCGCACCATTAAGGATTGCAGGAAGTTTTCCACTAATTGTATCAATTAATGTTGTAATAATTTGAATTGTTCCTACGACTATTTGTGGTAGCATTTGAACAATACCGGTAGCAATATTTTGAAGTATTTGAACTCCCATTTGTATCATTGTAGGCAGTTTCGTTTGAATTGCTGTTGTAATATTGGTAATCATGGTTTGAATTCCTACCAATATTAAAGGCATATTATCTAGGATACCTTGTGTAATTGAAGTAAGCACTTGTAGTCCCATTCCTAGTAACCGTGGAACCGCATTTAATATTGCGCCACCTAAAGTACCAACAATTAGCAACGCACTTTTAACAATTGATTGAGCGTTAGCTGATATTCCCTGAATAATCGAATTCAATATTTTCATACCTGCATTTACAACAAGTGGTAATGTTTTGGCTATTCCGACTGATAAGTGAACTAGTAACTGTGCTCCTGAACTTGCTAACATAGGCATTTGACTAGTAATTCCTTTTACAAAATTACTAATCACTTTAGGTGCCTGTGTAACAACCGTGGCAATCATTTGATCAATTTGACTTCCAAACTGATTGTTTACAATTCCTAAACCAGCAACAACTAATCCTAAAATAGCTGCAGGTCCTACTGATCTCATAGCAATCGCAAATACTTTAGTTAATCCTGTCGTCATTGTTGACATAGCTTTCATACCGACATCCGTTGATTTTTTTAATCCTTTTCCTATTCCTGAGCCCATTTTCATGAATTTGTCAGGAATTTTTGAAGACACTTTATCGAATGCATCCCCTAGTTGTTGAGAGACTAATATTCCATTCATTTTTATTCCCAACAAATTTCCCAGTACTCTCTTTTTAACTGAGCTAGGCATTAATTTGCTCATGCTGTCGATAAATGTGCCTTTCAAAACAGCCAGATATTTTGGAAGACCACTCATGGAATTTTTTAATCCTGAAACTTTGGTTGATAATAAATCAAAGCCTCCACCTAATGCTCTAATATAGTCAACACTTCCACCAACAACAAAAAGAGCACTTCCTAGTGCTCCTATTTGCGGAATAAGTGCTCCAACATCTTTTAAATTCTTAATACCATTGGCAATAGCGTTCATCGTTGCTTCTGCACCTTTACCAAATTGAGAAATCATTTCTCTCATTTGAGGTAGCTTATTTTTTGATAGCATGTCATCAATTGCTTGCATGATACTTAAAACACCTCGTGTTGTTGCAGCTTTCATGTTATCAATTGTACCCGTCCAAGATGAACCAGCTTGTAAAGCTGCACCAGCAATTTTATCAACTCCGTTGGTTCCCTCTGCCATAGCTTTTTCTACAACATCTAAGAACTGTTCAGTAGTTATAGTTTTAGCTGATAGATCTTCTTGTACATCTGCTGCATTTCTTCCAACTGCTTTAGCATAAATTCCAACAGCATTGATACCAACGTCAAATAGACGGTTCAATTGTTCCATTTCAACTGTACCCTTGGTTCTCATTTTTGCTAGAGCATCAGTAACTGTTTCTAACTGTTCATTGGTTCCTTTTCCATAGAAGCTGACAGCATCCGCCCAAATTCCAACAGACTTAGTAGCTTTTGAAAGATCCATACCACGAGTAACAAAGTTTTGTGTTGCTTTTGCCGCAACATCCAAACCATAAGCAGTACCTTTAGTGATTTTCTTTAAATCCTCTAATGCCTTAGTGGCATTTTCAGCACTGCCAGTAATCTGTGTGATAGTACGGTTGAACGCTTCCATAGTATCTTGTCTACCCATGGCACTTGAAATAGAACTTTTAACTAAGTTAGCACTTGCACTTAAAGCTTTAAATACACCTATGCCACTAGCTATTTTCATAATTGAACTTTTAGCGTTTTCGCTAGCACTTTGAATACCAGAAAGACTGCTACTTGCACTTTTCATTGTGGATAAAAAATTTGAATCGACTGCACTTAATACCGCTTTGACACTGTATGTTTCCACCTATTCTCACTCCCTTTCCTGCTTCTTGACAAGTTCCATTGCTCTTTGAATTTTAGAAGAAAGAGAGGTAATATCTTTTTTACCTATGATTTGACTTTCTATTTTCTTTCTATTAAAGAATTGTTTAAAAGTACGATAGAAATACCTGCCACTTTTCTTTTTAGCTTTAGCTTGTCTAATAGCCCATGCAAGAAGAAATAATTCTTCTTGCTTATCAATGGATTTTAGAAAAGCTCCGTTCATCAACATTTGATATTCTGCGATTGTTAATCTGTTTATTTTATCGATGTCATTGATATTCAAATATCTAAAACAATTATTCACTATTGATTCATAAGTTGTTTTCTTTGAAGTTCTAACAATTCCTCGTTCTTCTTGATATCTTCTATAATTTTCGCTGTTTTTAACTTGGATGCATTTGACTTTTTTAACTCTTCAATCACATCCTCGAACACTTGATCGATATCCGTAGAATCATCATCAATATATTTGTCTAGAATATCTTGAGTAACTGTTATTTTTTCTGTTCTGTTCGCTGCAATCAAACAATCGACTAAAGTTACTGTATTTTTTGATAAAAGATTAGGTAACAACGTTTCTAAACCAATCCCAAATGTTACACCGTCTTGTTTCACGGATGCTTTTCCATCGAGATATCTGACAAATCCAATTCCGAATCTAAAATTATAAACATTTTCATTAATAATTAATTCCATTTCTTTTTCTCCTTTAAATAAAATAAAAAACGAGTATTTCTACTCGCTTATTCTTCAGCTGTAACATCTTTGAAAACATATGATGCGATTTCTTCTTGCTCTTTTGTCAAAGATGCATAGCCATCTGCACCATTGCCGTTTGCTCCAAATGTTAACGATACTTCCACATTGCCATCCGCACTTGAAGATGTTGAGCATTCTGTTAAAAATCCTTGATAATATTTAGCTTTATATTTTCCTTGATTAGTGCTTTCGCCTGGTTCGGCTAAATTTACTTCCCAGCATTCAACTAATTTATCACCTAGCATAGCTTTTTCTAATTTATCAATCATTTCGTCACCTTTTGTTAATAAAGATGTACTTGTAATTTCAATTTCAGCAGATCCAGGTGTACGAACATTTCCGTCTTTAGTGGCTGTTGAATCAGCATCTTTTGAAGCAGTTCTTTCATTTTCAGTAGTGAAAGCCAACGCTCCTGCAGATTTTGTTTTTGAATCTTCAGCGACTCTAAAGAGATAAACTAATTTCTTCCCTGAAACAGTTTCAGGAGAAGTACCTGAAAACATTTGTAAATCAATTTTTCTATTCACTTGTTTTTCCTCCTTGTATTTTTTTGGCTTTTGGTGAGGACTTGAATTCAAATTCAATAATGCAATGCATAAGTGGTGTTGATGTAGTAGTATCGGTCAAGATACGTTGCTCTGCATTCCTTACATCCCACTTATAATTACTCGTATATTCAAGGCTTCTTGCCAGTTGCTTAATTGTATATGCCATTTTTGAGACAGTCCCTCTTTTTTTAGGTGTATCATTCCATATATGGATTGTCTGATAAACATCATTAAAGATTGCTGTCTTATTACCTAAATCATCAGTTTGTTGACTGTCGGCAATATAGATAAAAGGATATGGGGTATTTTCAGGAGGCATATATCCATCAAAAACCATATCCTTATATATTTTTTTTAATTCTACTAAAAAGTAGCTGAATAATTCTTGTTGAGGATCCATAACCAACACCTCACTTAAATAATTTGTTTAACTCTCTTTTGAAGATTTCTTTTTGAATGTTGAAAGATGGTCTTACAAAGGGCTGGGCCGACATGAAACGTGTTCCATATTCAGGGTAAGGTGAATAGTATGTTGTTGGTTCAACCGTTGCTGTTAAATTCAAATCAGTAAATGTACATCGAATACTTCTCTTTGTTGTACCTGTTGCATATCCTTTAACAAACACTGCGTTTCTTGTCATAAGTGTTTGCAAATCGGCACCATTCTTTTTTACGATACTTCTACAGTCATTAAGAGTTGCATTTTTTTTGAGCTTAGCTTGAAGTTTATCAAGGCCTTCGATTTTAATACCTTTTGACATTTACTGTACCTCGTGAACTATGAAAGATTGCTTATTTCTCATTTTTCTTAAATAATCAACCTTATAGCATTTTTCTTTCACTCTAATCAAATCAAATGGATAATCATAATGATTTTGGAGACGAATAGTTAAACTTCCTTGCTGTATAGAACCATAGACGACTTGCATTGTTTCGGTTCTTGTATCTGTGACAGATGCCATTACACAGGTTTCATCTACTGTATCCTCTCTGTAGTCACCAGTAGCAGGATCATATTCACCTTGTGTAATTTTTTGAAAATAAATAGGAGTGTCATATCTCATAAGAATTTGACAACTCCTTTTACTTCGTTCTTTTTATTTTTCCAAGCTTCTATATCATTTAGATACCCCTTGAAATCATTGTCACTGAATGACATGGTTTCTCCTTCAACTGAATGACTTGTTACACCTTCAGAACCAATCTTGTTATATCTAACAATTGAAACTTCAGTAACGATATATTCTAACTCGCTTGGTACTTCTTCAACATCCAATAGTGTTTTTAAACGATTAGTAGTAAGACGAATAATCACATCTAATGTCCTGTTAGGTTTTTCTTCAGGAAATCCTAATAACGCAGTTACATCATCAATAATTGCCATAACTATTCACTTTTAGCTTTTTTAGTTGTTTTCTTAGGCGTTTGCTTTTCATCTTCTACTTTATCATTTTCTTCAATGTTTTTTTCTTCATCCTCAATATAAGTGATGAGTGGTGTTTCTAGTTTGTTTTTTGATGTTGCTAACTCAACGATACGTTCCCTAGATGGTTCAAAACCATCTCTAGGGTACATATCGCCAGCATTGTAAATATGATCATCATCTGTCAAATCGATGAATCTTTTAATTGCAACATACATTAAGCAGCTTCTCCTGGAGTGATTGTTCCTTTGAATACGCCATCAACGTATTCAACAAAGAATTTAACACCACACATTAATAATGTTTCAATTGTTGCATTGTCTGTTTTAGAAGTATGAACCATACCCACTAAACCTGTTGCATCACTTGTTAAGCCAAATGTATCAGCAACATCCCCATTGTTTGTTGGAATATAAGCACCCGCAATGTTTTCTTTGGCAGTACCATATACTGTACCTTTTTCTAATTCAGGTGAAACGATGACATCACCTAAACCTAAGAAATTCTTTAAGTATGTGAATCCATAAGCAGTCTGTAAAGTGATTTCTTTTGAACCTAAATACTCAGCAATATCATCTGTAGATACAAAATAAATAGGTGTAACTGTTTCATCTTTATAATGTTTAACTAATTCTCCCCACACTGCAGATAAGGCAGATTGTAAAGTTTTACCAGTAGCAGTACCAGTACCTTCTTTTAATGTAGAATAGAAAGTCTTTTTGATTTGTCCTTGAATGACACCAACCATTTTTTCATCAGTTTGATTGATAGCAATATTACGTCCTGAACGTTGAATTGCTTCGGCAGTAGTTGATTTACGATATTTTTCTAATACTAGGTCAATATCTTTGACTTTCTTTCTAGTTACTTTAGTTAAACCGATTGTTTCACCTTCTCCAACTTGAGGAGCAACTGTACCAACCTCCATTTTATAGATTTTGATTGTTGTTCCTGAAGACATTGGTGTTAATTCAGTAACCCCTAATAAATCTTGTAATTCATTGATATTCGAACTGATTCTAGAAGTATAATCGATAGAAATACCTGGTTCTAGATCAGTTGTAACTGTTGTATTTGTTGGTGCAGCAAATAATTGTAAATTGAATTGTTTTCTCATATAGTTTTCTCCTTTTTTATCTAAATAATTCAGGATGTTCAGCCATTGCTTTTTGACGTTCAGATCTATTTTTGATTTTTAAGATATCTTCTTTTGTCAATTCTTTTGAACCATCCTTTAAGCGAGGAGTTTTTCCTCTTAAAGCTTCAGCTACAGCTTTTTGAACAGCGTCATTGAAGTTTTTAACAAAGCTTTCTACGTTTGCTTTTGTTGTTTCAGCGTCTTCAGCTACTAGATTTCCTAATAGCTCATCATTAACAACAATTTTTGAATCATTTAAGATTCCTCTTGCAACTTTTGTCATTGCTCCAATAGCTTTTTCTTTTTCATAACCGGCAATTTTCTTTTGAAGTTCTTCCATTTCGTGTTTTCTTTTTTCTTCTTCGGTCATGTTTTTTAAACGTTCAGCTTCTGCAGCTTTTGCGCTTTTTTCTTTTTGTCTTTTTTCCCATTCGGCGAATTTTCGATTGATGATGTTGTTTACATCTTCATCAGTGTATTTTTTATCTTCTTTCCCATCATCTGATTTATCTTCAGGATCATCACCACTTGAACCACCTTCTCCGCCATCATCAGCAAATAACTGTAAATTTAAATTTCTTTTTAATAATTTTTCTAATTCTTTTTTCATGTTAATTTCTCCTACCCGTATCTTTTAGAGAGTTACACGCCTGCTCTTTTCCGTAGCTTAAAGTTTCCACGCCTGACTCATCCATATCTTTTAATGTCGTAAATGCTTGGACAAAATAAAAAGCGCTACATGCGCTAATTTTTGATTTCTAATTGTACATAATCAGGATATCTATTACTTATATCTCGACACCCAATAACAAATGCTTTAGCAAGTGTTAAGGATTTGCATGTGGGGTGATATACTCCTACAACGCCTTCTCCTTCTTTCAAGGAGTACGTTACTTTATCTTTGGTTATTTCTTCTAAACTGTAGCAAAGTGTTTGTAAAAGAACAGATACTCCTGCACAAACAATATCTTGGCCACATGTATTGTAATTTGCATGACCAACACATTTTACTGCTATATGTTCTTTAGAGATTCCAACTGTAATTTTGATCATATATGTTCCTCTTTTAGAAAATAAAAAACAATCATTCACGATTGCCATATTTCTTCTTATTTCGTTCTAATGCTTTGGTTTTAGGTTTTGGCGGTGGTTCATAACATTCATAAATCTCATGTGTCATATAGTCACACATCATACATTTATATGTAACTTTCTTAATCACACAATGTCTTCTATGATTATAATGTCTTTTTATATCATAAATAAAACAACAATGATGATGTGGTCTTAATCCTTCAGCTATAGACTTCCTCCTTTCTTAAATTTAGATAAAATAAAAACCGACTATTTGTCGGCTTACATCCAAGGTCTATTCCAAAAAGAAGGCCTTATTTTTTTGTCTTGTTCTTCATCAAGAATTGTTACTATGTCTTCCTCTGTATAATAAGGAGCAGCTTTTTTAAATTCTTCAATATGCTTTATAAAATCTTCTTTGCTTCCTATAACTTTAATATGAAATTGGTATTTATCATAATCAATCATTTATCTTTACCTCCACTATTAAAGTGTATTTATCTTTTTCTTTTTTTACTTCACATATATTGTAGCACACACCTCTTTTAAACAAAACCTCATCTTGGTTTTTATAACCTTCTTTTGCTAATGGTTCAATATACAATGCGCCTTTATAGCCTTTTGGAATTTTCATAACGAGATTTACATCTCTTAATTTATAATCAAAGTTTTTAAATGATGTAGACAAATATCCTTTCTCTGTTTTCGTAGTACCTTTTAAACTAAACATGTCATTATCAGAAACATTTCTTTTATTTAGTAGAACTTTACTATCTATTTTTCGATATAAAATTAAATCATCTGGAATCTTTCCTTTACTTAGTGCATGATCCAACATTGCTATTTCCTTTTTGAATTTTCTTTCACGTCCAGTATTTAAAGCAAAATTAATTTGCATAGCAAGATTTCCAGTATATCTTGTAAGAATTTCTTTTTCACTTTTAGATAAAGCTGTAATTTGTTTTTTTAAATCATTTTTCACACCTGAAACTTTTTTATATTCCTCAAACCTCAAACTATGTTTACCACTAGCAAGTCCGTCCAACCATTCATTATAGATTTTTCTATCCATATGAGGGCCTGTTGAACAATGACAGTTAGGATGCATTGGCGGAGCATTGTCTCCAATGTTCATCCGATTCAACGGAAAAATCTTGCCATCCAATGATCTGCACGTATCACACGCATCACCAATTCCACAAGTAATGTATTCATATTCATCAAATCCATTGGCTTCATATGATTTTTGTTGTGCAGCAATTTGAACTCTAGCAAGTTCAGTTCTCATCAAGCGCTGTGCATCACTGATTTTTACATTGAAACGTTTTCGTAGTAATCTAGCTAATTCATTAGGATTTTTTCCTTGAATAAGTCCTGTTGCTAGCAAACTCTCAAGATCATACTTTAGCAAATCTTGATGCATCCAAATCCTATCGCTAAATGTTGCATTGTGAAATGATGCATTGACGATAGAATGTACTGTATCAGCATTGTCTAAAATTGTTGGTCCTAAAATACCAGCTTGTCTTTGTACTTCATCAAGTGTTCTATTTTCAAGAAGTTCATCCATGTATTTTTCCAATTCATCATGGCCACTCACTAAAGCTAAACCAATATTCGCTTTTAACAATTCAAGTCTATTAACTTTCATTGTCAAATTGTAAAGTTTCATTTCTTTATTTGCCTGTTTTGAAAAATTCTTTTCTTCAACATACTTTTTAGCTTTTCTTGAATAAACTTCCATATCCAAATTAGAAGCTCTTTTTTTAGCTTCAGCCATTGTGATACCAGTATCCTTTGCATATTTAGCGTAGAAGTTATTGATTTCAGATTGTACTTCATCCATCATTCTTTGATAGATTTCTTTAATCTTCTTATCATACTCTTTTTCATCTTTGATATTCTTCAAGCGTTGTTTTTCTTCTCTTAAACGCCAATATTCAGCGCTGTTCATCTATTATTTGAACATCCTTTTATCAACAATAGATTCTTTAGAAGTTTCATCTTCCTGCTTGATTTTTTCTTTTTCTTCTTGAACATCTTCAACGATTGAAAGAGAAGATAGTTGAGTATCTTTAGAAACAACTCCTTCTAAGTTTTGAGCAATTTGAGTTTCTTCAAGTACGTTTGCTGGATAGTTTTGACTAAACTTATAAGTAACATCAACCCATTTATCTTCATGAACTGTGTTGATTGGGTTACTGAAAATCAGCTTATATCTTCTATCTAAAGCACCAGTGAATTTTCTTTCTTTTGTCTTGGCCAAATTAGACATAGAAAGCAGCTTGTATTTAAGAGCTATTCCTGAACTCGTTCCAAAATTTTCATCATTGATATTTGGCGTCATAGACATTTGAAAAATCAATCTTTCTAAACGATTAATCAAGTTTTCTTGAGAAGTATCCGCATTAGGTTTTTCTAGAAAAGCAATATCTAATTCTGCTGCAGATTCATCAAAATTAATGATCCTGTTATTGCGGATTTGAACAACACCATTTTCATCAAGTCTTGCACCAACGATTTTCAAATAAGCATCCGCAAAGTAATCGACATCATTTGCTTTTTCACTTAAAGCCTTATTATATGCATTGATCATTGACCAGGTACTTTCAAAGGAACTCATTCTTTCAGCGTTTTCAACATATTCCGTTGCAGGAACACCATCAAATCCATGAAGTGAACCTTCATCAATAAAATGCATACCACTTTTATTACTGAATTCATAAACGTAAGAATCATCACTCAAATAACCATGCATAACATTATTTGAATCATAATAATATGTAACAAAATATCGTGGTTGCGGTACGACTGAATCGTCATAAACCATAAATCCTTTTGTTGGTTCAATGTACCTAATACCCACCTTTGCATCTTCATTGATAAAATACATTTCATAACATTTGCCATAGATACTGCAGTTTTTTGAAATCTCTGCATTGTTATCATCTTGATGATTTCTCTTATCCAATTCATTGATGTAAGTAGCTACCTCTTCATCTGTTGATGATACCTTGATTGGAATACCAATAAAAAAACCGTTAAACGTATCTACTATGTATTTAGCAAAGTTTACGATTATACGGTTATCCGGTTTGTATTGTGGTTTATCCTGGTACATCATAATTGGATAGAACCCTTCATATCCATCTTTTAACTTTTTATATCTTGAACCATTTAATTGCTGGTGCTTAGCAATGTATTTATTCAAATGTTTGATATCCATTGTTTCATCATCGGAAATGGTAAAAATTTCATCTTTTGCAATTACCTCTAATGTCTTCATTAAATACCTCCTTCCAAATTAGTGTTAAGTCCTGAGCCTTTTAAAATTGTATAGATAAAATATCTGATAGCATCCATTGCATGGTCATTTTGCTTAATTGGAGCATCTTCTCCTCGAGCACTCGCTTTAGGATCCCATGCATAGACTGAAAATTCCTTAATTGTATTTCTACATTTACTAAAAAACTTGATTTTGCTTTGATTAAGCATTGTACTGACTAATCGAATACCATTTGATACATCATTCTTAGCTTTTTTAACCCTAAATCCTCTTTTCTTTAGTTCAGCAATAAATGATGCTGCAGAGGGGTCTACAACAATTTGGAATATTTCTCTTTCGTTAAGAAATTTAACTAAATCATCTGCATATTCACTGTCAGTTTTTTGAATCTTCGTGTCACGCCCTGAATAGTAATATTCATCAACACAATACCAAATATCATCAGTTCCTTTATTCCAAAGCAAAAAGACCATGGCATTTTGTGTACCATAGTCACAACTGACATATCTATAACTTTTACTATCAATCAAACAATCACAATCATCAACAACATGTTTATCTTTATTAAACATATCATAAATGATACCTTCTGCAACAGTCCAAAGTCCTTTGATGTATCTATCATAGAAAACACCGCTCCATTGACTTTTGTATCTTTGTTTGATTTTCTCACTCAAAGAAAGATTGTCATCCATTGTAAAATGTAAGTAGATGATATTCTTTTCTTTTGCTTTATCAATCCAGTTTGTTTTGAACCAATGAAATGGGCCATCAGGGTTACAGTTAAACCACCATTTAGAGCCCTCAACGGAACAACGAGCTGTCGCTTGGTTTACGAATGATTCAGGCATCAGTGCCACTTCATCAAAAAAGCAACCAGCCAATGTGATACCTTGAATCAAATCTTGAGAGCTTTCATCCTTACCGCCAAACACGTAAAAATAATTGGTTACACCATTTTTACTAATTTCAACCATGTTATCAGCTCTATGATCCTTTAATTTGTAACCTCTCGACCAAAGCATCAATTTTAAAATATTCAAAACGTTACGTCTGAATGAACCAATCGTCTTTCCGCACATGCCAAAATTGCACTCAACAAATGTAGACATGGCCCAAATCACATATGAAAGAGACATTGAAACAGTTTTTCCTGATCTGATTGAACCATCAGCGATAATTCCATCTTTATCTTTAACTGGTGAATTCTCAGTCCACCAATTCAAAACTTTACGCTGTTTTTTGCTAAAAGGTTTGAATTTGAATACTGTTCTAATCTTCTTCATCTTCCCAATCCTCTTTTGCACTAGCGTTTAATGCTTCCAAGAAACCATCATTCCCAATATTGTTTTGTTCATTTTTATCTTTCAAGTGTTCATCCAACCATTCAAGTGCTTTTAGTGAATCTGACATTTTCACTGCTTTTCCATCCATCTCGCTTTCATCCAAGAATGCAATTTCAATATATCTTTGGACTATATCATTTGGATCAAGAAGAATCTCCTGATACATTAATTCTTTCAATCGTTGTATCTCTTTTTGTATTTTAGGTTCTTTTCTTAAATTACAAGCTTTTACCATAGCTGTAGAATACTTAGCACCATATGCCAGTTGGTATGCCTTCGTAGCGTTATGATACTTCATAAAGTAAACACAAAAGAGCTGTTGCCTTTCGTCCAGCTCTTCATTTTCAACTATCTCCTTTGCTATCTTTTTAGCAACCTTTTTGGTTGCAACCTTTGATTTTTTTGGTTGCAACTTTTTATCTTTCCAGTAGCGACTTTTCCATGACTTGACAGTACTAACTGACACACCATATTTAGCAGCTATATCTTTGTATTTCATCCCGTCCAAATAATCCTGATATGCTAACTCGTATTTCTCTTTCAAGCCATATCACCACCTCCATTTTTTTATTTATAGAAATAGCAGTTAAAACTGCATCGTTGTTTTTGCAAAAGAAAAAAGCTCCATAAGGAACTTTTTTGCAAGGGGTTTAACCTATATGTCTGAACTGTGATTTTAAATTAAATGGGATTGTTTCATTTCTTTAAAAACCACAATAGCATAATAACATGGAAATAAGGGTTCATTCTAGGTCCACTTTGGGTCCATTTAGGGCTCACTTTGGGTTCAGTTTGGGTCCAAAATGGGTCCACTTTTAATAAAAATTTATCATTTGTGATAAAAATAAAAAGCACTTCATATAAAAAGTGCTTAATATGTAGTTATTTAATTTTCAGGAATTGTTATAGTTTTATTTTTTATGTACTCTTCAAATATTTCTTTATCCATTGTCATTACCTGTGAAAAAAATAAATTTTTAAACATTTTTAATTTGAAACGAACAATTGGTTGACCAGACTTATTGCTTATATGGTTTAGAATTATATCTTTACTAACAGAAGGGTTGATTTCTTTAGGCTTTAGCAAATATACATATTCATTATGATGTTCATAAGCTTCAGGAGAAAGACCTCCTGAAGAATTTTTATTATAAACTAAAATAAACATTGAATTATCTCTAAAATACTCAGGGCTAATATTATCTTTAAAAACAATAGATGAGACGCTACTTGTTATTTTATTCCTTACCTGCTCTTTATCTATTTCACCATTTTTAAATTCTATTAAACAATATTTTCCGTCCAGTAAACAAAATGCATCCACAGAATTTGTCTTTGCTGCTTTAGCGTATATTGCTTTTAAATAATCTTCTAAAAAAGTATCAAACTCTATAGCTTGTGCAGTTGAGGATGTCATCACTACTGGATTACCATCTTTGTCTTTATGAGATGTATCAGCAGAAATTTGAGATAAAGTACTAAGATACTGGTCATACTTAATCATTTTCCATAACCTCAGCTTCTAAATCAGCTAATTCTTGAAATGGTTCTGCTAATTTTTGAAATATTTTCTCAGTATTTCTTGTAACATCTTCAAAAATCACCATATTACTATCATTTAAATTACTTAAATAATATTTACATTTATCTGCAATTTCATATTTTGCAGAATAAACTTCGATGGCATTGATAAAATATGGACTATGCGTACTAACTAAAATATGAAGATTTAATATTTTTTGTAATTTAACTAGCATTTCAGCATAATTTAATTGCCATTTAGGATGCAAATGTATTTCAGGTTCATCTAAAATAATTGTACCTTTTTCTTCAAGTTTACCACATTCAATTAACCTTAAAAGAACAGACATACCTTTTAAGCCACTAGATAATGATTGTAATTTAAACCCATCTTCTAAATCACTACTTTTAAATTTGATTTCATCATCTTCTTCAATAAAATCACCGTTAACTATTTCTTTTAATTCTTCTTGCAATGTTTGCAAATTTTTTCTATTTACTATTTCCTCATACATATTCGTATTTTGTACATCATTTCTTAATAAAAAAGATAATTTCTCATTATGATCTAAATAATTCAATCTTGATTGCATAATATGAAAAGAACGATTTAAATAATCTATAACATTAGGATCATCATAATATATAGCTTGCTTACTTAGTGGAATGTACTTATAAACATTAAATTCATCATCGTGTTGATGATAAGTAAAATGAATACAATCATTTTGAATTTGTAAATTAACACTCATATCTTTTTTTGTATACAATGATGAGATAGAGCCTATCTCTCTCAGAATATTATTTGCTAAAAACGTTTCAATTTCTTCAATTTTTTTTGTAGA